GGACCATAAGGCTTTTGATATTTCTTATAGTGAAAGTAATCGAGGGCTATAGTAAGACGCTGACCCCATTCTTTACAGCTTTAGGATCTTAACTATAGGCGAGGGCATTATGTTGACCCACAATGCGGTGGGCTCTAGACAAGCAGAGGTGCTACAGTTGTTGCAATTTTGGCGACCATCGGTATGTACTCAGTAGCAAATGAGTGCAGGTAGGACTTGATGGTGCCCATCAATCCACCACTGGCAGGGTGTGTGGTGCCGCTTTTGGGTGGTGAGATGGTTTTGATGGACCGGCCGCGGACCTGGCGTGGTCGGACTGTTAATGAATCAGGGTGCCAAGTTGGATTCTCAGGGAAATGTAGGCTGGCGCGAGACTGTGTATTACCGCCTGCACCACCACCAACCTGTGTATATGCTTTCTCGGACCATGCAGGGACATTGGCGGCGTAGGTCAAAGCTTCACTGACCATCATAGCGTCGTCCATGCCAGGTGACAGTCCAGGCATAAAGGCTGATGATTTGCCTAATGATTCATAGTTAATGTGGTTGATGAGTTCAATTGGCATATTAGCTTCAGCTCCCAGAATTAATATGAAGATTGCTCCTGTGAGTAATTCAACATATTCATTGGCTTCGGTGCTCTGTTCATAGATTTCCTTGTACTGGAGGTCGTTATCATCGCTGGGTCGGAATGTTACTGAGCCAGGCTTGAGTGCATTACCAGGGATCATTGTTGTTCCAGGGTGGTTCTCGAGGATATCCTTGGGCAAATTGCTAAGTGTGGTGTCTGGTGGGAAGTAGTCATAGGGAAGCTGGCCTATATATATAGCGCCTTTTGCTTCGACCACGGTTCCCAACGGTACGACAGAAAGACACCAGGATACCATTCGAGCATTAATTGACTGTAAACAAAAGTTTGCGGCGTCGGCTGGCAATGCGAGCGATTCAAGCTGCGCAGGATTGAAGATGTCATCGAGGGCCAGGGTTCCAGTAGGTTTGAGAGCATTTCCAATAGAGGGAGTCCAGTCATAGTTGCCGGTAAGTGCGGTGTCGGATCCTCGTAGATGGTTGGGAACCATTGAACAAGCGTTACCATATGACACAGTGGCATCCTTCCATCCTCTTCCAGCGCCATAGCACGCGAAAAAGTTACCATTGGCATCAGTCTTAAACTCTTCCCTGAACGAAACGTGCCACTTTTGGGACGCCCACGAGCCTTTAGGTACACCGACACCTGTAACAAGTGCAGGGTGCAAAATTGTCTGCGTATACGCCGACGCATCTATGAACCAGTTGTCGTAAACTTGGTCAATGTTGTTCGGATATGCGTTACGAGATTGTCGACTTGTGGGAGCGACACGGTCAGATGGAGGAAGAGTAGGGCCGATAAAAGGAGCAGTAGAGCGTTTCTTAGCGACACGTACGCTAGGGGCGTTTCTCTTTTTCTTTGGGACGTTAGAAGGTTTTGGTTTTGCTGGAGACGGAGTCGGAGGCACATGCGGCTTGGTAGCTTTGGGCTTGCGAGGTTTAGGACGTGACTCTGCTTGGGAAATTATTCTATCTTCGGCGCGATTTAGTCGGCGCACCTTACGGAGGGCGATTTGGGACATATGGCTGAGGGAAGATAAAATAATTATTAAGGGGTAGATAAACTGACCCCTCACTCGCCTGCGCACGTTCGTGAGACGTGTTGAAAGGCTACGCTGACCTTGGACTTTTACTTCGTGTCATGAGCCCGCATGGTTGTGAAGACAAACCGTTGGAGCGGGTCACGAGTTAGGTCAAATTCCTTCTGGTAGACAAGTTCATTTGCAATTTTAATGAGTGTGTGTGCGGGGACGTCATACAAGTCGTGTAAGAATTGATAGGTTTCACGTGAAGGAATAACATCACACACCATTCCTGGTTGGTATAAAACAGGCAAGTATTGGGCACTAATTTTAACATCAGGATTAAACTTGTAACGACGGAGCAAGTTTGTGCAAATTTCGCGCAAGATTGGCACGTGAGGGTAAGTTGCTTTTAGAGCTTGAGCGATGGCAGCAGTGTATTCTTCTGCATGTCTACCAAGTAATGTATTACGTACAATAAATACTTTTGACAACAATTTACCAAGCATGGGTCCGAAGAAGTGTTTGACACAACCATCGGATAATCTAACAGGGTAAAAGTAGCCAGAGCAAAAAGTTGGGTGCTCACGGGATGCTACTTTCACGTTAAATCCGAAAGTTAAAGCCAACCCTGAAAAGTGTTCCATAAGGGCCTTGGCAAATCTTGGGGTTGTCATAATCAATAAGTCGTCACCCATTACTATCACAGCCACGGGATCAGAATGATATGCAGTTTTATTTTTAATAGTACGTATTATATCATAAGACATTACTAAATTCATGGACGAGTTTCCTACCGTAGTGTTACTAGTACCACTTTTTGTTTGACCACGCACGGAGTACTTAACACCGTGTCGTGTGCGACCACGGGTGTACAGTTGTGACAAGTATGCATTTCTGGTTGGGCCGTCCATGTTTGACACGGCTTGATACAACCGAAATTGTGTTCTAAGAGCGTCCTGTTTCACATCACTATCATAACGTGATGCATCAGCTTCAAAAGCAGCAACAAGTTCCAAGAGCAGGCACTGGTCATACCATTCACCAAGTTGGGCCGCATTAAGTCCAGATGCGTAGGTGAGTGAAATGTTGTGGCGGTCAAATACTAGTCTTTGAGTAAACACACGAGCCAGATGTTTCGACATTGCTAGGGCATGTGGTCCTATCACAAGCTGGTATTCAGGGGGCATGGCTTGAATCATACGCGGGTCCCAATCATCCTTTAACACAGCTTCGATCTTAATGAAAGCATCATATGTAACGTCTGAATAATCACTAACATCACGTTTTGACTCAGCAGTGTTGAGGTAATTGAGCATATGTTTTCGCTTGCTACCCGGATATCGGTTTAACCAATCTTCGAAGGTCACCTCGTCAAATGGCGTGTCAAGTAGACGAGAGTAATGTCCAGATGATGAGAATGTCTTGTAAGCGGTATTCCAACTTCCAGTCTTTTGGGGCGTAGGGTTTTTTGTGACTCGAGAGCGTACGGAGTAATACTCGTTATGCACACAGCAGCGGGCGTAGTTAGGGTAGGGAGGTATGTGGTGTCCCATAACTCGGGCTACACTACGTTCGGTACAGGTGGAATTTAAATCTCCTTCTGCAATTATGCGTGCGTGTGTGTGAATTGGTGGAAGGTCACGAAGGGTCCGGCGGACGATTTCAGTTGCCACTGGCATACCAAGTTCAACGCGTAGGTCATCATAGTAAACATCAGGTGTTGGTGAAGTCATCATACAAACATCCTTGATGAAAACTACTTCATTAATGGGGGGACTGTTGAACAGAGTAATTCCAGAGAACATTGTCACAATTGTCATAGCGCAAAAACTCGCTACGAGTAATGTTGGTCGGGGGTGCTGTGCTTGTACAGCGTTAGGGGGCAGTACAAAAGTAAAACCAGCAGCATCACTATCGAAACCTGCTTCTAGCGCCAAGGCAGTAGGAAACAGTTTGAAAATGTAGTGCATGACCAAATAGTAAAACATTGCAGTTACAATAGCACTAGCAATTCGATATAACCAGGTGACAACGAAAGCGTGAGACCATTTTGAGAGAAGGAACCGATGCCATGCAAATTTATTCCACTTGGACACGAGATGCTCTAGAGTCGCAATCTCATTGTCAAGTTGTTCGAGCATGGCCATCGCCACGACATATGGGAGGGCTTGTGACTGTTCATGTGGCGCAAGGTTCTCTCGACGCAGAGCGTTTCTAGCGTATCCTTGGCACATTGCGTAAGTACGTTCACTTCGTTCAGTTCCAGCTAAATGTATGGCAACATCGACAACAGCTGCTTTTGGCACCAATTTTGGGGCAGCTAATGGATCAGAGTCAACCAACAAATATTTTCCAGCTGAGAACACACTTTGGTTGGCGAGTTCTGGGGCCTTATACCAAGCACTACGTTGTGGTTGTGAGCTGGCTGCAGTGAGACGACGCAGGTCAACTTCACAATAAACACTTTCGTCACGGAGTACATCATGTTCATTAGGGACGAACCGAGCAGTGATGTGTGATGCTTTTACGAACACATAATGGTAAAGGGGGTCATCATTGTTGAGTAACTGTCGCAACGAAGACCAAGCCATAGTTCCAGTAGAGTTGGTATAATGGTTAGAATTTCGCAACCAAATTTGGTCCTTATGTACATAACTTGCGTTATTACCATGAACGGAATGTACAATATAACCGCCAGCGGTTCTAAAGTATGTCCCCTCATTATCACCTAAAGTGGCTCGGGGTTGATGAAAGTTGAAGTGGACAGATTGAACAGGGTAAGGGTGGCTAGCGATTCGCGTGAGTTGTAGAACTTGATCAGGGTCTACTCGATACACCGAATGAATCATTATTGCTGCAACAAGAGGAGCGCCATTAAGGACTCGGCTAGAGCGAGCGCAACAATTATTCGGGTAGCGTGAGATGACTTCCTGTAATGTGCAGGTACACCAGTGATGGTTGCCACTAGCCTGGGCACGTGCAATGCGAACGTGGTCTTCAGCATCAGAGGTAGCACAAATTGTCCAGATGGGGTACTTGCAATTGAATTGGACAATGCGAGATGGGACACCATATATATCAAGGACCCAACCTTGTGTAGCAGGGAACCGGTTGATGTTGGTCATGATGTCATAGGTCAAAAGGTCACGTGAATACTGGTAAGTAGGATGGTGAGACTGAACATCGATAGCTTGCTCGAGATTCTTCGCCAAGTCTTGGTCATCCTTTTTGTTTTCATTACCTTTTCGTGCCTTCGGTTTCTCGTTTTGGTCACGCGGGATTTTTAAGTGGTCTGCGATACGTACTTGCATAGCGTATGGGTCACCTGTGGGATCTATCTTGAGCTCATTACACTTCTTGATGAGATCAGGTTTACGCATACGACGGATGTCGCGGTAGGTCAGACTTTTGGGCGCTACAACACTCAAAGGCGAAGGGCCTTGAGTTGGGTTAGGAGGCTGGGAGAGCGGGGCGGCTGACTTTTGCGCATTAAGTGGGCTCTGCGCCGGCCATCCTTGGTTGTTAGGAGCGACATTGGGGGCACTACGGTTACTTTGAGAAGGGACGCCACGTCTACGAGACCCAGAAGAGCTATCTTTTGGTCTGGGGAGATTGGAGGATTCACTTGGTTTACCTGTGACGGATGTACTGGAAAACGTGAAAGGAGCCAAATTGTCTTTTGTAGGTGGCGGAAGCGGTGGAGGTACGGTCCCTGAAGGAGCAAATACGAAAGAAAAAGACGGTTTTGTTGGAGCCGTGTCTTTGGGCACATCAAAAGAGGGAATTGATGGCAGAACACTCGGGGCATCCGTCGGTCCTTTGTACTCGCTAGTATCCGGGACATACGTCGGCGCATTAATGTCATTCTTCTCGGTTTGATTATCGTTCATTGGGAAGGATAAGTAAGCGGGGTAGTGGTGAATTTAAGATTTTTC